AATCACACCATCATCCATCTCTACATTAACTCTAACTCCATTTTGAGGAATGGTTATATTGAATGTAGGGCTTCGAGCATCGTTAGCAGTTAACACAATAGAGTGTTTACTCTCTATGTCTCTACGCCTAGAGTGAGTATGCCGAATAGTTAATCCTAATGCTTTAGATACTTGAGACGCTGAGTTATACTGATTCCATACTTCAATAAATTCTTCGTCTGTGATTTTCATTAGTTCACCCTACGGACAAATTCACCGCACCAATCCGTTCGACCAGTAACCGGATAGCAACTATCATAATCGCCTTCCACTTCAATAATCGTAGGTGGGTATCGGTAGCAGAAGCCTACATCTTCTTTAGGCTCGCAAGTATAGAAAGCGCAGCTAATACAAGCTGGCATGCAGTCATCAGGTATTTTGATTTTAGGCATTTGATCTATATATCATATACTTATTGCAATCATATTACAAATTACATTAGATACATAGCTCGCTCATCTTTTCTTCTATTAACGAGTCCTTTAAGAACCTTACCGCCTCCTAAAGAATACTTTAAGAACTCATCAGCAGCACCATCATAGTCACCACGATTATGTTTCTGACGTAGAGTTGACCTCTGTAATGTTCCTAGCCCTACGTTAAAGCTAAAGCTGACCAAGCTATCCAACCAGCTTTGCTTAGTGCCAGCACTAGGACAATATCTAAGAACTCCACGTTCAAACCTTTTAAGATCTTGAGCAAGTATGGCATCAACTTCTTCCATCGTTAGTTTGCGATTCCAGCCATCCGGAATTTCCAGATAACTGCGCTCCTCAAACGGCACTCTCGCATGGCTAGGATCAATTACATGACCTACGCCAACTGTCCAAAGTCGTGCTGGACACCGGTAAGGTTTATTCCTTACTCCCTCATGGTGCTTAATCATCTTTAAGGCTTTGGGGCTGATCATTTGCCAAACGCCCTTCCACCGAAGTGAAATGCAATAATCGAAGCGAATAACGCTTGCGTTTCGTTATCCCATAACTGGTCGGCTAACGCTGTAAACTCCACGCCAGTTGTAAGACCTTTGTAAGCAATCACCGCATCAATAGCCACCAGCAAGAAAAAGAATCCGTAGGTAATTACAGGGCGCACACTAGCGCGGAGGTCTTTCATCCACTTGGATGTGCCTTCATTTAGGGAAGTGTCGTGCGCATAGATAGCTTGCATCTCCGCAGATTGTGCGTCGATTAGCGAGACTTTCTCCGCAGATTGTGTCTGAGTTCTGATCTCGTCTAGCTTAATGGCTTCTATTTTTTCTTGCGCAATAAAACCGGCAGCGGCTAATTGCAACTCACGCTCAGTTTGCATCTGGGCAAGCTTTAGCTCATGTGACTTGTCTTGTCTGTCTTGAAAGAAGTCGAGAAGCTTAGGTAAGCCACCCATCAAGAACGAAACGAAAGTCGAAAAGATTGTAAGCATTATTCACCCCGTATATCTAAAAGTATTTTAGTGCGCAACTCGCGCATTTTTCTTGCCTCTTCCATCGCCATTGCCGTAGCGTTGTTCATATCCATATACATTACGCCCATCACAGGCAACGCTATAACGAGCACAATACACAGTACCAAGATGGTGAGAAGTAAAGTGAACGGTATGTGTGGCTCGTTCTCAGGAGTATCATTAGCCATAGGAACCACAATATTATGAACACTACCGCGATTATTGATGTCATCTGCTCCGCGATTTTTCTTTTTATATTTGCCCGTCGCCATATTGCTGCCTGTTGTTTCTGCAATTCCTGACGTTGAACCTCTGCTCGTTCTGCCTTAACCTTATCCCTCATAGCCTCAAAAGCTGACCAAATAGCACCAAGTTCTTTAGGAGCCGAATATACGAGGGTTTCGCGTAATTCTGTTTCTAGCCTTTGCATTTCTTTTACAGCCATTACTCTGTTAAACGCTTCCTGATTTACCGATAGCTCAGGATCACGAACCTTCTTAGTCTTTAATTCTTCCTCGTGAACGTGTTTCTCAAGTTGCTCAAGCGCTTTTAAAAATCTACCCAAATGACTACTAATGTCAGCAACCACATCTTTGGCTTTACCGTATGCATCAACCAATTCCATACCATCAGCTTTAGCCTGTTGATACAGTTCACAGCCTTGTTTGATTGCACTTGCAGCCAGTTTTGCAGCAGCAAGAATTGTAAGTGGGTCCACATTACTTAGGTAGTTGACCGTTACCAGCCATCCAGATCATTAGACCTAGAGCACCAGCACCAACAATCCAGAATATCTTTTTAACAACTGACCGACCTACTTCTTCATAGATACGCTTGAATGCTACCTCAGCAGCACGTTCAGCAATATGGTCAATCTGCTCGTCAGTTAGTTGTATTTTGTCCATGTTAGGCTTTCATATAATACAAAATTGCTTCAATTTCTTCTAATGTAGCATCGCTTTTGATTCTATTTGCTTTCCAACTAATTATGCAAACATTGTCTTTTGTATAACCTAAACTGGAATCAAATCTATCTAAACTAGGACTATTGTTTCTATTACTACCTTCACCCCAAAATAAATCTATTCCAAATACAGGACATTTTTTATCTTTAGGAAATGCTTCAATAAGATCATCAATAGTTAAAGTACATTCTAAATTTTTAGATTTAGCTCGTATTCTTGCTTGTTGAAGCAATCTATTTAATCTTGTTTTATCATCAGTTTTATATTTATCTCTATGTCTTTTAGAATATTCAGCTACTGTCAGTTTATTTTCTTTAATTTTTTTATGCCTATGCTCTTTTTCTATTAATCTCATATTGCAAGGTTTACATAACTTTCCAACATCTCTCTTGCGTCCTATTTTTTCTATGCCGCAAGAAGGACAATTTGATGTGTAAAGTATATCTCCAGTCATAAAATTTTATTAGCTTTTTTGAATGTAACATAACGCATAATATGGTGGAAGGTTAGCGTTAGTACCAGAATCACCAGTTGAGTTAATTGAGATACCTGTGTTTGCTGAGTCTGATGTAACTGTTGATTTTGTTGATCCATCACTAGTTGAATACAAAGCAGTAGCATTATTTCCAACTGCTCTGCTAGGAATTCTAACGTCATGAGAGTGACCTGAATCGCTAATTGAGTGACTATGGCTAACTACAATTGCATCCTTAGTACCACCAGTATTACCTACAGCATACGTAGAGCCAGCACCTACCACAAATCGATCACGTAGATCAGGAGTTCCGTTAGAGCCGTTACATAGATTCCATCCGCTAGGAATAGCACCAGCAGAACCAGACCAGATAACAATAACGCCACTAGGAATAACAGCAGCCACATAAGCAGTCGTAGCTACCTTAGTAGAGTTATCGTTTGCCGATTGAGTCGTAGCCGTAGCTGATGCGCCTAACGCCACAGTCGAGCTAAATACAGCAGCACCAGTACAAGTAAATGCACCACCTACGACGAAGCTATCAGCGTCTGTGCCTGTTTGCTGATCTTTAAGCTGTGCCATTAACTCACGGATAGCATTGTTAATACCTGATGGAGCGCAACCTTCCGCGATATTTATGCCTCCAATGTCTGTATTATTGGATGCTGTAGCACTGTATTCACTAATCTTGTGCTTTGCCATGATTTATTCCTCTATAGCCAATATTCCAGCACCAGACAACAATTGTGCCATTCCAGCCCACCGTTTAGCTGATGTTGGTGACATTTTCTTTAACTCTTTAAGCCGTGAAATACCGTCAGGACTTGTGATTATGTCTGCGATATTTGCTGCATTAGCTGAAGCATCTTTTCTAGTAGCCCAGTCTGCAATCATCTTGCCATATTGTAGTGGCTGTAAAGCAGCACCAGTAACCCTAGCCACACCAGTAGTGATGCTAGTAACCGGAGGATTCTTCATTAGTTCTTCAGTAATTAGCTGATTAAATGCAGTATCAGAACCTAACTTTTTAACTCGACCAGCAGCCTCTAGCACCTCAGCTAAGTCACGCAATGCTTGAAACTGAGCAGGAGGCAATGCAGCTTGCATAGCTTTCATCTGCTTAGGATCACCCATAATTACATTCTGCCAAGTGTTACCTGTATCAAACTTAGCACCTTGCTGCGATTTAGATGGCTTCTTAGCTAATGCCCATTGTTCTTCTAAGTAAGCCCTAGTAACTGCATTCCAGGCATCTTCACCACCACCTTCAGTAATTTGCTTTCTAGCGTATTTAATAACGTCAGGACTAGGATTCTCAAATATTCTATTAGCAAAGTTCTTAATATTATCTGGTGACATTTTCATCAATGACGCACCAGTAATACGTTTATTAAGTTCATTTAAAGGAGCTGACAATTCTGTAAATTTTTCATTAGCAGCAATATAATCAGGATTATCCTTGCCCATTTGCTCTAATAAATTATCATGAATTCCAGCAAGTTTTGCTTGAATAGTTGAGTCTAAAGAGCTAAATGTACCTTTAGGGTCTTTAAACATTGCATCAATCTCAAACTTTACATTTTGTAAATTAGGAAGTCTATCTTCTGCACCTGATTTAAAAACTGCGTTACCAGCTTCATCTAAAATTCTATTTCCTTCGTCATCAACAGCAGGTATGTCATTTCTAGTTAGTAGAGTTTTTATTTTCTTTAGATAATTAGCAGCAACACCAGAAGGAGGCTGCGTTTTCAACATATCATCAATTTGATTTAATACTGGCTTTGTATTTACTGGAACAGATGCCTCAAAAGCAGCCGTATAAATAGGAGCAGCAGCATCACTTCTAGCTTGCTTTAAAGCTGCTTCTTGATTTTTAAGTGCTTGTAAACCTTCATTACCAGCTTCAGCACGATCTCCAACTTTAGATAAATTACCTAAATAATCATCTACTGCACCTTGCACCTGAGCTTCACGCTTCTTGTAGAAGTCCTGCATCTTTTTAGTAGACTCAGGAACATTACCTATAACTTTCTGCTGTGCCATTAATGAAGCCATATCAGTAAGTTCAGCAGGAGTTAAAGCAACTCCAACCTTACCCGCCTTAGACCTTAATGAACTAACCATACTAGGATTAACTTGCGCTATATCCTTAGCCAATCTACGCTCTACCATTGCCTGACGAGCAACAGGAGCTAATTCAGCAGTACCAGACAATAGACCAGCTAGACCTATTTGATAAGGATCAATTTCTTGTCCGCTTAATGCTTGTGCTATTTTCTGTCTAGCAAAATTACTTGCAGCAGATACACCACCAACGCCACCAGCAGCTAACAATGGGTTAACTAAAGCAGTAGGAGCTAAAGCAATACCAGCAGCTATATCAGGAGCCATTTCAAGCACATCAGGAGCGTAATAAGCAGCCTTAGCACCTGCACCTACTATTTCTTTATAGAACTTACCATCGTCAGCCTGATACGCTATATCGCCATCAATAATTGTGTATCGTCTAGGAGATATACCACGTTGTTTAGCAAAGAAATTAATAGCAGATTGCTTATCCGTAGGAACACCACCACCTAAAGCAGTAAGAGCAGATGCAGCCATAGAAGGCTCAGAAATAGCTACAGGAGGCTTTTCTAAACTAGGAGCAGCACCAATACTAGGAGTCCCAGAAAACAATTTAGACGCGTAATCAACTTGTTGTTCAGGAGGAGCTTCCTTAGCTTGTCCTGAAAATAATCTACTAGCGTAATCAATATCAGCCATAATTAATCTCAGAAAGAAATGCCAAATTCAGCAGCTAACTGACGCTGAACAGTTTTTTCAGTAGCAGGGTCTTTAGGGTCTAAGTTATATGCTTTTTCTATTTCTTTTCCTCGTTTATTAACTATTTCAGGAACACTATCCAATGGAATATTTTTCCACTCAAGATTATTTCTTAAAGAATAATTTTTACGAGCAAGTGCCCATTTTGTTTTCTGTAAAGCATTATCAAGTTTTGACTTAAATTCAGTTGGGCTATCACCATCAAATATACTTGTGCCAGCATTAGGCAATGTAGAGATAATGCGTTCAGCTTCCTTTTCACCCATAGCTGCGCCAGTCAATTCTTTAATTGTTAGATTTAAATTTTGAGTTGTATTTTGTCTATATTGAGCAAATCTTGATAACTGCGCTTGTTCATTTGGTTTTAAAGTAGAAAATTTATCTTTTAATGTTGACCATTGTTGCGCACCTTTAAATTGAATTGTTTGATATTCAGGACGATAAGATGCTTGAATATCATTTAATCTAGTAACGGCGTCACCAGTAGATAATATAGTTTCTTCTAACTTTCCTTTTGTGCCTTTGCTTAGTTCACCAGTATTAACAGTTACGCTAGTGCTAGGAGTTTTATCTTTCATAAAGTTCTCATAGGATTTTTTACCTCCTTGAGATTGATAAAATTGAAACTCCTCAATACTTGTAGCTGGTTTATTTGGCGCAGTACCTTGAATTAAATCAACTTTGCCATTAGCGTCTATTTGATACTTTTGACCACTACTGGTAGGCAACCCTAATTGAGTAAGCTCATCACCTGTAAGCATTCTTGCTTGTGGCTTAGTTTTTGTAGATGAATAAAGAACTTCACCAGTAGGACTTACTAATGTTCCGCCTTCGCTAACAACAGTAGGTTTCTTAGCAGCAGCTTCACGCTCAGAAACAATACGGAAAGCACCAGCAGGATTAGTATCAAACTCATCAGCCAAGTCAGGATACTTCATCTTCATAGCTTGAACACCAGCTTGCTGACGTTGCTGAATTCCTAATTGCTGTGCTTGACTATAGTTTTGTAGTCCTTGCTGATATTGCTGATTAGCAGAACCATAACCTGCACCTAAAGCACTTAATATATTCTGAGCAGCAGACCGTCTGCTACCTTGCTTACCCATGCCAGAAACCAATGCAGCAGCAGCACCTAGCAATCCAGAAATATTAGATTGTTTAGATAATGCTTGAGCTTGAGGTGCTCCTAACAATCCTTCATATAATGGGTTTCTTTGACCAAATACATTAGGAATCTCTCTAGGAACCAAACCGCTCAAAGTATTCATACTAGGAAGGTAGTCAGTTAAGCCGCTTAAATTAGGCATAGAAACTCTATTCGCAGCAGGAGCAACTGTTTGAGTTGCACTATTTTGCGGTACAACTCGGTCAGCAGCTCTTGGGTCTATATAACTTTTAGGATTAATGTAATCAAGAAGCGTCATGCTTTGAGGTAATTCACTTGGATAACCTTGATTAAACAATTGACGTACTTGTTCTGGACTTAATTGATTAATCATTTCATCATAAGTAGCCATATATCACCCCAATAACGAAATTTGTGGTGTTCGGATAACTGACTGATTCTGCGGATTCAATAAACTCATATAATCTATTGGCTGAA